TCAAATGACCAGTTTTTTCCACTCCTTACCGCGTGCATCGTTGTAAATATCGGTCATTTTTTGATTCGAATGACCCAGCAAAATTTTAGTATCAATTCCCTGTTCTCTGAACAATCTTTCTGATAAAGATCTTTGCTCATGGAAAGAGGGGGGGGTGCCATTAGCACGCCAGTTGTAATCCACAGAATCCCGGGCTTTTTTAAATGCAACTGTTAACGTTGCTGGTTTAACCATCCCGCCGCGCTTACCCATCCCCTTAGCGTGATGATGGTGCAATAACCACGGACTAAGGATGTAATCACGACAGGATGACACCACGTCACCCAGGGTCAGATTTAATTTGTCGCAACGCAGAGCCAGAGGAATGGCTATCCGGGCTCCTGTTTTTTGCTGTTCGACATGAAGATAACCATCCCGGATATCCGAAAATTGCATTTTGCAAATATCTGAAAGGCGCTGGCCTGTCATCAGTGCCAGCAGCATGCCGCGCTGTAAAAAGTAACCATCCTTTTCCGCTGCGTTATAAATCATCGTCCACTCATCAAAAGTCAGTCGCTGTCTTGATATCCGCACCTGCGGTTTTTTTGCCGATTCTGCAGGGTTAAAGCCTGGCGGGACATCGCCCGTTTGCTGAGCTTCCCGGAAAACATCGATCAGTACCTTCCTGAAAATTTGTCCCATTCTGTTATGTCCTCTGGCCTTGTACTCTTCCAGCACCGATACCACATCTTTTACGGTTATGGTATCTAACGGTCTGGTGCCAAAACGTTCACCAAATACCTTGAGAGGGGCCGCTTTTTGTTTCAGCGTGTTGAGTTTGATCTCTCCGTTCTCATATCTTTCCTGTTGAATTTTTCTGTAATTATTCAGAAAAATGGAAACGGTTGATGAACCTCCGGTATCACTAATAATCTTCTCCTGCAGACTGAGCATTTGCTCCATTTGTTGTCTGGCAAGACGGCTGTTCGCTTCTGCTGCAATGGTTTCCGCCAGTTTCTGGTCAATACTGCCGAGTCCATGATTTTTACCTGTGATGGGATGCCTGTAACGCCAGTAAACTTTGTTATTTCTTTTGTCAAAATACGGAGATAAACCCGGAACATCGGTTTTATATTTTCGCGGGCGCGCCATCTTCCAGTATCCTCTTCAAAGCAGGGTGATCTGTGGCGATCACCTCCGGCTTGTTTACCATTCCTACAAAGCGAGCGTGTGGATCCACTCGCCAGTGTCTCCCAACTTTTTTGGGGAGAGGAAATATCATTCCGGCTTTAGCGTATTTACTTAACGTACCCGGAGTAGGGATCGGTTCACTGAATTCCTCTTTTGCCCACTCAGTGAGCAGAATAAGTCTTGCCATGAGCGTCGTTCGCTAATCATGGTCGCCGCCACTATAGCTGGTGGGCGACGACCGGGGTTGAACATTAAAAATCAGCCTGACTCGGGATCAGTTTTTGTATCGTAGCTGTAACGTATTTTGCCTGGTGACGGGCGTCATCCAGTGCATTGTGGCGCACGCCTTCGAATGGAATAACGGTTCTGGCATCAAAGTCGATTGTTTTTCCCAGCTCAACGATTGTGCGTACATCGCGATCGTTGTGGTAGCGCCACGGGCAGGGGATGTCCAGACGTTCGTATGAGGTGCGCAAAATTGCGTTATCGAAAGTCGCACCATTACCCCATACCTGAACGAATTTTTCATCTGAATATTCGTTGATGAACTTCCGAAACTGCGAAAGGGCATCCTTCAGTTTTACCTGGTCTGTTAAAATGGCAGCTCTGGCTTCACTGGACTGCTTCAGCCACCATTCGATGGTTCCACCGTCAGGAACAGCCCCTGTATTCATTGCGTCAGTCAGACTGATAACGATATAAAATACTGGCCCGATTTCCCCTGTTTGTGGGTCGAAGAAAACCGCACCAATAACCACGATGGGCGCATTGGTGTTGGTTCCCATTGTTTCAAGGTCGATCATCAGGTGATACCACACTCTGCTGGTGGATGTGATAACGTGATGACCGTTCACCGTAATTAAGGGATCCGCCGTCTCGCCAGTTTCACTATCGCTGGCGTGGTCCTGAGCGCTGCCAGCATTCTCCTTGTGTGGATGTTCAGCGCCTTCCATTTCCTTCGGATCATTTTCCTGAACTTCAACCTGATTCTCTTCATCGAATGTTTCCTGGTATGTTGCGTCGCCCATCACCGCGCCACAATCAGGGCAGTTGCCGCCGCCCGTCTGACCGCAGGCGGTGCAGATTTTTTCCGCTTCCTGTTGCGCTACTGGCTCAGGCTGTTTCGTTTCTGGCTCGTTTTGTAACCCCTTCACCCATTTCGGATCATTCGGGTCGCTAATCCCCTCAACAAATTCTCCGCGAGAGGCAGCAAGCAACTTATCGGCGTCAGGCTGGCTGATATTGGCTGCCTGCATAATTTTGTTTACTTCGTCAGCGGTAACTTTTACCTGATAAACCGGATCTATCTGTGCTTGAGTATCCAGCGATTGCGTGCCCTGCCGATGTTCAGTTGTATCCGGTTCCATTGTTTCAGCCGTTGCCTGCTCACCTGCCATTGCGTCAGACGGTTGTGATTTTTCCTCATTATTTTTTTCTTCTTCTGTTTCGTGTTCAGCAGCCAGTTCGCGGTTAACTTCTTCCAGAATATCTTTTTCCGGTGTATGTCGTGCAGCAGCGAGAGTTTCCTCGGAAGGGTTCTCGTGATCAGTCTCTGTTAAATTGGCGTTGATATACCCCTGAAGACGTCCCGGGTAATGATAAAACTCAGGGTGTGCGCTCCGGATAAGTGCAAAAATAGCGGCGCGGGAATAATCCAGGATACCCGGGATTGCGCGAAGTGCTGCGGACCATTCTTTGAACGGACTTTCTTTCTTCCGGACGATTTCTTTTGCGCGACGATAAACGCTGCCCGGAATTTCATAAATATTAAAATCCATCGGAAGTGTGGCCGCTGCAATCTCCACATCCAGCGTATCGAAGGTGTGTACTAAATTCGGATTGCGATCGGTTTTGTTCCCTCCACCGGCATTAGCACCGGAAGCCGTGCGGGTGATGCGTGAAACACGATTCCCTTTCATCCACTCTTTTGTCAGCAGACCGCGATCGGTGTAGTCAGCGCCCAGGTATGCTTCGAAAAAAGCAGTCATTAGCCCCAGGTCTGAATTACCAGGATTAGGGAAAACTTTGTCAGTATCACGCACCAGTTTATGGAGATCGCGAATTTCCAGTGGTTCGAGTTGCGCTGCTTTATTTGAGATGGCCAGCGCGGTAACAGCGGGAAGTTTTTCATCCTGTGCGTTATGTAATGCGCGCAGTTCGTCCCGCGAAACGTGCGTTACTGGTTTTTCGCTGTTGTGTTGCGCCAGCCATCGAACAGGCAGAATCTGACCTGAAACTGGCAGGAGCATATTCTCCTCAATCTCAGTCATGTCTTCACCGTTGACGTTGGTATTGTCAGTGCTGGCTGGTTTGTCCTGAACAGAGGGCACGATAAGTACCATTGTGATACCATCTTCCCCGCCTTTTTCGTATCGGTTGCAGAATTCGGTATCAAACACGCCTTCCGGAGGAAGGTCATTCACAACGGGTAAATGGACGCGAACAGGTTTTTTAAAATCCTCTTCGTCAAATCCTGCATCGTCCATTGCGACAACACCGCGTGATATTGCAACCGATAATTTTTTTGCTGTGCGCCAGTAAAAACCGCCTTTAATCCCAAGACGTTTTCTGACTTTGTCATTTTTGGCTTCGTAATATAGTGCAATTTCTTCTTTATCAGTGCTCATTGATAAACCTCATTACAGATTTAAGGGTGAACAAATCCCTGCCATTGCTGGCATATAAAAATGAAACCGGATATTTATTACGGTGCTGTTTTAAGTCCCGCCGGGATTTCGTTATTGTCCATGTGAATAACTTTATCAACCGGATAACAGTTACCGGGAATTTTCTGTTCTGCTGCGGCAGCCATGCATTCTTTCATGGAACCGTAAATGTCAATAACCAGGTCAACAGGCTCGCCCGTATTAAGAAAAACTGTCAGAGTGAGAGCAACAGCAGTATTCATTGCCAGTATCCTTTTTGCATCAGGCGTAAACGGGCCAGCATTGAAACAATGCATATTTGATTTAATAGCTCCCGTTCGTGTTTTCTCTTATTAATGGCATCTTCAGTAAATACAGGGTTGCTGATTTTGACACCAATTTCAAAACAACCTTCAGACGTATTAACGTTTGGTAATAACGTTTCCATTATCGCGTCCTCAACAATGAATTTTGTGATGCGGTGCCTGGTGCCTCCAGGTGACGTTAACCAGTTAACAATTAACGCCGGATACAGAGAATCCACCCATAACACTGTTTTTGGTTTTAACTGTTCCGCGTGCGCTTAGCCGCATTCACCGCATCACAAAATTCACTTTAAAAAGGGCGGCAGAGCAGTCACGGAGTAAAACTGATACCGCCAAACGTCACCAGAAAATTGATAACAGAGGGCGTTGCAGTGGGGTTGTCACTTAAGCGTATGGTCAACCTGACAACCCGGTGTCCTCAACGGGGAAGGAATAACCCCGCCATACTTACCGCCGCGCCATTTCGCGGATTGCCACAACCGGAAGCGCACGATCGAATTAAATTTAACGACGACCTATACAGAGAGACTAACTTCGCCGGGCGCTTTCGTGTTATGCCCTGACTTTTCAGGGATATATCCTTTTCAGTAAACTGTCAGTGCCGGATTCTTATCCGTGTCCGGCGCACGCACTCTACCTCACCTGTGAATAAATTAATGATTAATTGATATTTTGTTGTTTGATTCAACTTTCCCATCGGATGTGTGATGCTTTAAATCACAGGAATTAATACTGCTCGCTGTAAAATGATTTTCAAGGGGAGCTATTCGAATCCCTTTCTTTTTCATTAACAAGCCAAATCCTTTATTAATGATGTCCATTAATTCCAGGAAGTATTTTTCATGTAAATCCTGGTTATCAGAGAGCTGCTTCTCTTCGTACAGACCGATAAAGGCACGACGCACGTTACCGGATATAGTATCGATGGTTTCTTTTTCTACGGTACTCAGGTCAAGAGTCGCCAGTTGAGAGCGAACCACATTCGATGCCATTTCCTGGAATGGTACTGGTAAATCTTTAAATTCCATCGTCAACCTCATCAGTCAGTGTTTCTGGTTAACCAGCGACGCGCGCCAGCTTCAGTTTTAAACGTTTTGCTTCTGGTATACGTCATCGCGGTAAACGTGCCGTCCTGGTTGGGAAACACGCCGTACACCAGAGATTCGTTGTTGCCAAGATCGATAGTATCCATGCTGACCTCATTTCCCCTTAACGCTGGGGTAGCGGAACTGTTTGCTGAGAACACCGTGCGGTGTCTTGATGGGTGGTAATTTAGTTTTCTCATGAATGTTGGTCAAGTATTTTTAATGAGAAAACTCAATATTTAATGCAAAATAAAGCCAATACATTGAAATGTAAGGCTTTAAAATTTGTGAAGGGGGTTACTGATGTTTGTTACGTTTGCGAGCTTCTAGTAGCTCGGTGAATAGGCGATTAAAATTCTCAACGCGGGCACGGAGTTCGCTGATTTGTGCTTGCTGCTCTGATTTTGGAAGTGCGCGATACAATCGCAACATCTCCAACTCATCTTCCGATAAGTCTAAGGCGCTGTTGAGTGCAACTGGTGGATCTGGTGTTTTATCCTCGTCACCAAACAGTATCCAAGTTGGTGAACATTGCAATACCTCAGCCAGGCGATGCAAATTTTGCCCGCGCGGGGCTGTATGGTCGCTTTCCCATAGTGAAATTGATGAGCCAGATACGCCAGCGGCTTTGCTTAAATCGTTTTGACTTAAACCAACCTGTTTGCGTCTTTCTCTAATTCGTTGACCTAAAGTTTTCTCGTTCATATTTAGATATCTTAATAACCCTTGACTTGAGATTCCTTGAGTGATTACTATTGAGAAAACTCAACTTTGGAGGGGTGATGTTTAAATCAGACGTAATTAATTTTTATGGGACGAAAGCCAAAGTAGCGAAAGCTGCTGGTGTTGATCCATCTGCTGTTTCTCAATGGGGGGAACTGGTTCCTGAAGGTCGCGCGATGCGCCTGCAAGAGGCATCCGGCGGGGAACTTCAGTACGACCCCAAAGTTTATGACGAATATCGTAAGGCAAAGCGGGCGGGGCGGTTGAACAATGAAAATCACCCCTGAACAGGTTTGTGAGGCTCTGGATGCCTGGGTATGTCGACCAGGAATGACACAGGAGCAGGCGACGATATTAATCACGGAAGCATTCTGGGCTCTGAAAGAACGCCCGAACATCGATGTTCAACGCGTCACGTTTAATGATGGCGAGGTTGATCAACGGGCGCTGGGCGTTAACCGGGTGAAGATATTCGAACGCTGGAAAGCTATCGACACCAGGGATAAGCGGGAAAAATTCACGGCGCTGATTCCGGCAATTATGGAGGCTATCCGGATCAGCGATTTCAGGTTGTATTGTGAAATTACTGACGGAAAAAGCATTACGTACATGATCGCCGGGTTAAACAAAGAATATGGCGATGTGGTGGAGTCCGGGCTGCTTTTTGCGGATCCATCTGTTGTGGAACGTGAGACTGACGAGCTTATAGAAAAAGCTATTGCTTTCAAGCATGCGTATCGTCAGCAATATCAATATTACTTTGCAGATAAACAAATGTCTGCCAGGGGTTCGTATGAGTATCGATGCACTACGATGGGCTAAAAAGGTGAAAACCGGCAGTTCATCCAGTAAGTCTGTATTGACCTGGCTTGCTGATATGTGCGGTGCCGATTTGTGTGCATACCCGTCTGTATCTGCACTGGCAGAAGTAACGGAACTGAACAAAAAGACTGTGCAGGACAGCTTACGACACCTGATGGAGATTGGGTTAATTGTTGATACCGGTGAGAGAAAAGGCAGAACAAAGCAAATTGTGGTGTACCGACTTATCGGTGTAGAAGAAAGTGTTGCCGAGCCTGAATACACCCAAAAACGGGAGTCTTTAAAGGTGGGTAAAATTGGTGCTGTTAATAAAAACAGTACCGAAAATGGTTATGTTTCAGCACAAAACAGACCCAAAAACGGAACTCTTAGCTGCATGGAAAATAACCAAAGACACCCAAATTTTCCATCAAAGACACCCAAAAACGGATCACGGAACCCAAAGGAACCCAAAGATCTAAACCCCACACATAACGCACGCGAGAGTGCTCCGACCAGTGAGCAGGAAGTTTTATCGTTACAGGCAGCACCCCTTGTATTCCTGGATGGCCTGAGCGAACCCATCGGAAAATTTCCGATGACCGATAGCTGGTATCCGTCACGGGATTTTCGACGACGGGCTGCGTTGTGGGGGATGGCTTTGCCGGAGACAGAATTTACACCTGCTGAACTTGCCGCCTTCCGGGACTACTGGGCAGCGGAGGGGAAAGTGTTTACGCAGATTCAGTGGGAGCAGAAATTCGCCCGTCACGTAAATCACGTCAGGGCGCAGGTTAAACCAGTCAGCAAGGGGGGGAGCCATGCAGCAGCACCAGGTGGCACCGCATCACGGGCAGTTCAGGAAATTCGGGCAGCACGTGAGCAGTGGGAACGTGAAAACGGATTTATCAGCGACGGAAACGGCGTGGAAGCTGTGGGAACTCATGGGGGATGTTTATTCGAACCGCTGGACCCAGAAGAACGGGGTCGCACCTTCGAAGCTCTGGATTGCACAGATTGGCGCGATGACTGAGCAGCAAATCCGACAGGTCTGCCGCCAGTGCATGGACCGCTGCCGGGCGGGTGAAACATGGCCTCCTGACCTGGCTGAGTTTGTGGCGTTGATTTCAGAAAGTGGAGCCAATCCATTCGGTCTGACGGTAGATGCCGTGATGGAAGAGTACCGCCGCTGGCGCAACGAGTCCTGGCGATACGACGGGAGCGATAAATACCCGTGGTCTCAGCCTGTACTGTATCACATTTGCCTCGAAATGCGGGCAAAAGGGATTGAGCGCCAGATGACCGATGGGGAGTTAAAACGGCTTGCAGAACGGCAACTGACGAAATGGACAAAGCATGTTGGTATGGGCCTGAGTGTTCCGCCTGTCCGGCGACAACTGGTTGCACCTAAACGCCCGTCGGGACCAACGCCAATTGAGTTGCTGAAACAGGAATATGAACGCCGGAAAGCGGCTGGGTTTGTTTGAGTTGAGAAGTAATTTTTACCGGGAGGAAATTTATGGAGACTGTTTTTGACGCACTGAAAGCGATGGGAAAAGCCACGTCGGTAGAGCTGGCTGCGCGACTTGATATCAGTCGTGAAGAAGTGCTGAACGAGCTGTGGGAACTGAAAAAGGCTGGCTTTGTTGATAAAAGCGTATACACCTGGCGTGTGGCTGGCGAAGGTGAATCCGGGGTAACCGAAGAGCAGTCAGCACAATCTGAAGCACAGGATGTGCTAACCAGGGAGGTCGAACAAAAAGTTACCGCTGACATGATGATTGAGTTTATCGGTCAGGAGGGGGCTAAAACGTGTGAGGAGCTGGCGGGTAAGTTCGGTGTCAGCACTCGCAAGGTTGCTTCCACGCTGGCGGTAGTAACCGCAACGGGGCGGCTGGCACGCGTAAACCTGAACGGTAAATTTCGCTACTGCATGCCGGGCGAGAATTTACCAGTAAAGCCGAAAGTCGCATCGGTAACGGAAAATGATGGTAAAGCCTTTCCTCAGCCAGCAGGTGTTGCGTTACCAGTACAGGAAGTTGCAACACAGGAAGATATTAAAACAGAAACTGTGGCTGATATTGTGCAATCGTTGCCATCGTTTACTGAAGCGCGAGCGGATGACTTGGTTTTACCATCGCTGCATATGGCAAACCGCGAATTGCGGCGGGCGAAAAATCATGTTCAGAAGTGGGAGCGAGTCTGCGCCGCGCTGCGGGAGCTGAACAAGCACCGGGATATTGTTCGACAGATTACTGATTCTTCCCGCCGTATTGTATCGGAAAAGTGATTGTCGGAGGCGCTTATGGCAAAAGTATTTACACAAGAAGAGCGGGAAAAAATTAAATGGCAGGTGGTGGAACTCGTGCGCCAGAGCGGCCGTGAGACGTTACGGCAACTGGAAGCTAAAACAGGTGCGACTAGATATCTGATGAGCGTTCTTGCCAGAGAGCTGGTAGCCAGTGGCGATGTATACAACTCCGGCTACGGGTTATTCCCCTCTGAACAGGCGCGTAAGGACTGGCAAAACGCCCGCAAAAAACTCTCGAGGGCAAAGGTGAAGAAACCTGCTGTGGTTGATCCGGACCTTATCTGGTCATCACCTGACGGAGAAATACGTCGCTACGACAGCCGCCTAAACATAATCTGTCGCGAGTGCCGGAAAAGCAAGGTTATGCAGCGTGTGCTGGCGTTTTATCAGGGTAATTTTCAGGAGGTGATGGCGTGAGGGTGAGGGTTTATATCGCTGGTCCGATGACCGGGTATAAAAATTTCAACCGTGAGGCGTTCCACAATGCGGAAGAGGAACTGAAACGGGAAGGGCATACAGTCTTAAACCCGGCAGTGCTTCCGGACGGGCTCACACAGCCACACTATATGGATATTTGCATGGCAATGATTCGTTGTGTGGATGCGATTTACATGCTGAAAGGCTGGCAGCGGTCAGCAGGTGCTAAGGCAGAACTGGCGCTGGCGGAGAAACTGGGGCATGCGGTTATTTTCCAGGAGACAACCAGTGAGCGAAATTAATTACCAGGCACTGCGTGAGGCAGCAGAAGCAATAAAAGTCGTGGCAACGCCGCAAAAATTGCTTGCGTTTCGTATGAAAGTCACACCGCAGGTTGTGCTGGTGCTGCTGGATGAACTAGAAGCTAAAAACAAACGCATTACAGAACTGGAAGCGAGGGAAGTTCAATTACCGACTCGCTACGACCTTCGATATGGGCACCCAATAAATGCTGATAAGCGACATGTCATGATACCTAAAGAAAATGGCAGTTGGCTTTGCCTGATTGACTTAGAACACGCACTACGCGTCGCTGGCATTCGCATCAAAGGAGAGTGATATGGCGTTAACACACCGCGAACTCTGTCAGATTGCGTACAAGTTCCTTAAGCGCAACGGGTTCAAGGTTTGCTTTCATGACCGCTTTATAGCTGTAACCAGTACCGGAGAACAGCCAGATGCTATGGGATTCAGAAATTCAGCATCATGCCTGATAGAGGTGAAGTGTTCTCGTGCTGATTTGTTGGCAGATAGAAAAAAGCGTTTCCGTAAAAATCCCTCTCTTGGCATGGGCGACTGGCGATTCTTTATTAGTGAGCCGGGAATTATTTCAGTTGAGGATTTACCTCCTGGCTGGGGATTACTTCACGTTGTTAACGGAAGAGTACGGAAAGTACATGGATGGCCCAGGGGTAATTGCTGTTGGGGTAATCCTGACGATAAGCCATTTACCGGGAATAAGCAGGTTGAATGCGATTACATGTTATCTGCATTAAGGCGCATGGAGTTGAGAGGGCACCTTAATGAAATATATGACGGTGTGATTGTTAATAAGAAAGAAGGAAACGCGGCATGATCACTATTACCAAAGATCGACTGCTGACAATCAAGCAGTGGCGCGAAATATACGGACCTGGTAGCAACGTTGTACTGCCAGCAGAAGAAGCGGAAGAACTGGCACGAATTGCTCTGGCATCGCTGGAAGCAAAACCAATAGGTGCTTTCCACATTGCAGAACAGCGAGTTGACGGCACAAGTGACTACCTCAAGGATGGAGAATGGCCTATTGATAATGGAATTATTGAGGTCTACGCCGCCTCACCGATGACGGTAGTGCTGAACGATGTATCTGGACCTCTTGCTCTTGCTTACAAAGAGCTTACACCTGCGATTATGCGCAACCATATCGCTGTATTCGAACGATACGGAATAACCCCAAACGATAGCATCACTACAATTCATGCGCTTCGAATTGCGCTGGATGGCATAGAGCGGAGCGACGCCATGCTTCATGCCGGAAACTTTAGGGAAAACGCGAATTCGTCAACCAATAATTTTCGGGAAATTACGGAAACGTCAACCAACTCTCTGGTAACTCCGGATGGTTGGATAAGCTGTAGTGAGCGAATGCCGGATGATGGTCAGCACGTAATTATTTTATGTGATGGCGCATTCGTTCTTTATGCGCAATATCGAGACGGTGAGTTTTTTGATGTAGTCCGTGATGGTGATGAATTTTTCGAAACACAGAGCCGCAATGTAACCGACTGGATGCCGCTACCAGAACCGCCGCAGGAGGTGCGCCAATGAACTGGCCTGAAGCATTTGCAATTACAGGCGTTGCTATGGCTATCGCTTTTTTAGTATATGTTATTTGTCGGTGGGGGTAAAAACGTTCGCCGGGATTAACACCAAAGGAGGGAATATGTCGGATGATATATCACTGGCAATGGAAGGTGCGCTGGCTGTTGTTGCTGTTGTGGGCGTTTACTGCCTGGTTGTGTTTTTGATGGATCGACTAGGGAACTGAATTCATTACGATATGGGAATTCCCATATCGGGTAAAAACGGTTTGCGGGAAAAGGAGAGTTAAGTAGAATTGCTGCGGGTGCTTGAGGCTATCTGTCTCAGGCATGAACACCAAAAGGCAGATAGAGAAAAGCCCCAGTTAACATTACGCGTCCTGCAAGACGCTTAACATTAATCTGAGGCCCAATCTATGTCTCACAAATGTAGGTTAGCCTCTTACGTGCCGAAAGGCAAGGAGAAGCAGGCTATGAAGCAGCAAAAGGCGATGTTAATCGCCCTGATCGTCATCTGTTTAACCGTCATAGTGACGGCACTGGTAACGAGGAAAGACCTCTGCGAGGTACGAATCCGAACCGGCCAGACGGAGGTTGCTGTCTTCACAGCTTACGAACCTGAGGAGTAAGAGACCTGGCGGGGGAGAAATCCCTCGCCACCTCTGATGTGTCAGGCATCCTCAACGCACCCGCACTTAACCCGCTTCGGCGGGTTTTTGTTTTTATTTTCAACGCGTTTGAAGTTTTAGATGGTGCCGGAATAGAATCAAAAATACTTAAGTAGCGCGCAGGGAGAAGAGGGATGGACCCCGAACAGGGGAGTGCTATTTATCTGGAAGGATTCTGTTGATGAAAATCGAAGAATTACGTGAAATTTTTAGTGAAGATGGCCTCTATACTGTGCGCGTTGAGAATGGTGCTATTGTCAGCCACTGCCGTATTAAATGTTTACAGTCTCAACAAAGGAAGAGTGGAGCTGCGTTAATTCATTTTGTGGATGGGCTTGTGACGGATGGTTTTATTTTGCGTGCAAATGAATTTGTCACATCGTTGCCGTCTCTGAAAGAAGCTGGGATTAAGGCTGGTTTTTCTGCTTTTGAAGATGAGTGAATTCATCTACAATTCAGCGCAGGGCTGAACCCCTGTTGAGTAACGCTGTGCCACCGGAGAAAGCCGATGGCGCAAAATTCCAGACTACACAATTCTGATAATTCAGCCGTCTTTGCCAGCGGGCACGGGCGGCGTTCTCACGCATTCAAATATGACTGGTATCAGCACGATCCCTGCACTGAAGAACAGGCCGAATGGCTGATTCATAACTACCGCAGACGTGGATATGAGTTTAAGAAAGCCCTTAGCCTCGACTACCGTCACTGGATAATCTACGTCAGGCTCCCTTATTCCGAACGCCCGCCGCGTCCATCCCGCACATACCAGCAACGGATCTGGAGGTAACGTGCGGGTATTACTTCGACCTGTTCCGGTGCCGGAACTCGGGCTGGTGGTCCTTAAGCCGGGCCGTGAATCCATGCAGGTATTTCATAATCCCCGGGTACTGGTGGAGCCGGAACCGAAAAGCATGCGTAATCTGCCGTCCGGGGTCGTTCCTGCCGTTCGCCAGCCGCTGGCGGAGGATAAATCATTACTGCCATTTTTCAGCGACGAACGAGTGATTCGTGCTGCTGGTGGCGCTGGCGCACTGTCTGACTGGCTCCTGCGTCATGTCAAATCCTGCCAGTGGCCTCATGGTGACTACCATCACAGTGAAACCGTCATACATCGTTATGGTACCGGCGCAATGGTGTTGTGCTGGCACTGCGACAACCAGCTGCGCGACCAGACCTCCGAATCACTCGGGCAACTTGCTCACCAAAACCTGTCTGCATGGATGATTGACGTCATACGCCATGCAATGAATGGCTCGCAGGAACGGGAATTATCGCTGGCTGAATTATCCTGGTGGGCGGTCCGCAATCAGGTGGCGGACGCGCTACCGGAAGCGGTATTACGTCGTTCGCTGGGGTTGCGTGCGGAAAAAATCCGCTCAATGTACCGTGAAAGCGACATCGTACCGGGAGAGCAGACCGCCACCAGCATACTGAAGCAGCGCACAAAAAATATTGCTCCGTTGCCTCACGCCCACCAGCAACAGAATCCACCACAGGAAAAGACGGTGGTCAGCATTGCCGTTGATCCGGAGTCACCGGCTCAGTATCTCCAGCGCCAGAAACCACAACGGGAAGATATGCCTGTATACACGCGTTGGGTAAAAACGCAGAAATGCATGACGTGTGGCAATCAGGCAGATGATCCGCATCACATCATTGGTCATGGACTGGGAGGGATGGGAACAAAGGCTGATGATTTGTTTGTTATTCCGCTGTGCCGTAAATGCCATAGCGAACTACACGCCGGGGTAAAAGATTTTGAAGAAAAACACGGCAGCCAGCTGTTGTTGCTGATTCGTTTTTTAATGCACGCGAGAAATTCGGGTGTCCTGAAGTGGAAAGCATGAATGACTGAACGCATAGAATTTGTTTTGCCTTACCCGCCAACGGTGAACACTTACTGGCGACGTCGTGGCAGCACATATTTTGTATCAAAAGCCGGTGAGCGTTATCGCCGTGATGTGGCGCTTATTGTTCGCCAGCAGCGGCTGAAATTAAACCTGTCCGGAAGGCTGGCGATAAAGATTATTGCAGAGCCACCGGATAAGCGTCGTCGTGACCTGGACAATATCCTGAAAGCACCACTGGATGCGCTGACGCATGCCGGACTTCTCATAGACGACGAGCAGTTTGATGAAATCAATATTGTGCGCGGTCAGCTCGTTCCTGGGGGGCGGCTGGGCGTGAAGATTTACAAAATTGAGAGTGAGTGATCGTAAATATGATATATCCGGAAATTACAGGCAAAAGCGGCGAGCATTTACGTCTAAAAACGCTGGAAGCCGTCTGGATCCAGGGGAAATTACGGATGTGGGGGCGTTGGTCGTATATAGGTGGTGGCAAACCAGGAAATATGTTCAATCAGTTGCTGACATCCAAAAAACTGACAAAAACCGCGATCAATGAAGCCCTGCGTAGAATCAGGGAGTCAGGGATTGATAAACCAGAGCTGGAAGCATTCTTGCGAGAGATGATCGCTGGCAGACAGAAGAGCTGGTTGTCTCACTGTACTGATGCAGAGGCGTTACGCATTGATGGGGTGATAAGTAAAGCGCTTGCACGTTATCCTGGATTGATTGATATCCTGCGGCAAAGGTACGAAGGGCGGGGGATGAGTAAACGCAAAATGGCTGAATTGTTGAATGAGGTTCACCCTGAGTGGTGCTATGCAACATGCCGCAATCGTATAGATATGTGGCTGAGAATAGCTGAGTTTATTCTGTATCCACTGATGCGAGATGCATTTTCTTTTACTGACGCTTAGAATCTGGAGGGCGTTTGTTGTTGCACGAAGAGGATTTTTGGCTGGTAGTAAGGTTTGTGCAGTTTTAGAAAAAAAGCTTGTATTTTTAGCCATAAACTGTTTCAATCCAGCTACGCTTCGCAAAGCTGTACCGCGAGGCGAATAGCAGACATGGACACCTGAAAGAACCCGCTTTATGCGGGTTTTTTTATGCCTGAAAAACGGCACAGAACATTAAACGCGCTGGTTGTTGTGAATACTGGTCTTTCAGCTTGCTGGCTTTTTCGACAAGAGGTATTGGTATGTCACGTTAACCGGAAAAGGGAAAAAGGCATACTAAAACAGCAGGATATGACCGAAACCGCCAGAGTGGTGTTTAATGAATTAAGCGTCACCGAACCGGCGACCGTCGGGGAAATTGCGCAGAATACTGACCTTTCACGCGAACGCTGCCAGTTAATACTGACTCAGCTTGTTATGGCGGGTCTGGCAGATTATCAGTTCGGTTGTTACAGACGCCTTCCGCAGTGAAGGCTTTTTAATTTGTGGTAATGGGCGGCTGGTGGGTGTTAGCGGCACCTGCCAGCCATCTGCTCATGCGTTGGGGTCACAAGCAAACCTCAGGCCCATCTGCTTTGCGCAAAAGCGGTATGAGCCTATCAGAGAAGTGCTTATTGATCTATGGCTAATACTGTAAAAATATCCAGTTGTGAGTTAATCAACGCTGATTGCCTGGAATTTATCCAGACCTTACCGGAAAATTCTGTCGATCTGATAGTCACAGACCCGCCATACTTTAAAGTGAAGCCCGAGGGCTGGGATAACCAGTGGAAGGGCGACGATGATTACCTGAAATGGCTGGATCAGTGTCTGGCGCAATTCTGGCGGGTACTGAAACCTGCCGGAAGTCTCTACCTGTTCTGTGGTCATCGCCTGGCATCTGACACCGAAATCATGATGCGTGAGCGCTTTAATGTGCTGAACCACATTATCTGGGCGAAGCCGTCCGGACGCTGGAACGGGTGCAATAAGGAAAGTCTGCGGGCGTATTTTCCGGCAACAGAGCGCATTCTGTTTGCAGAACATTATCAGGGACCGTATCGCCCGAAAGATGATGGCTATGTGGAGCAGGGGCGCGAGCTAAAACAGCACGTCATGGCCCCGCTGATTTCTTACTTTCGTGATGCGCGTAAATCACTGGGAATAACGTCAAAACAGATAGCGGAAGCCACCGGAAAGAAAAACATGGCTTCGCACTGGTTTGGTATCAGTCAGTGGCAGTTACCGAACGAGGGTGATTACAACAAATTGCAGGCGTTGTTTGCGCGTGTTGCGGCAGAAAAACATCAGCGCGGGGAACTGGAAAAGCCACACCACCAGCTGGTCAGCACATACAGTGAGCTGAACCGGCAGTATACGGAACTGCTGAGTGAATATAAAAATTTGCGGCGGTATTTCGGTGTGACGGCGCAGGTTCCGTACACCGATGTCTGGACGCATAAACCGGTGCAGTACTATCCAGGGAAACATCCGTGCGAAAAACCGGCAGAAATGCTGCAGCAGATAATCAACGCGAGCAGTCGTCCGGGAGACCTGGTTGCAGATTTTTTATGGGTTCAGGTTCAACGGTAAAAGCGGCGATGGCACTGGGGCGTTGTGCGATTGGTGTTGAGCTGGAGACCGGACGCTTTGAACAGACAGTCAGGGAAGTTCAGGATTTAATCGTTTGAAACGGATGAGATTGCAGAATTAATTACGCACCATTATTATTCTGCTCCCGGCCCTTTAGCTCAGTGGTGAGAGCGAGCGACTCATAATCGCCAGGTCGCTGGTTCAAATCCAGCAAGGGCCACCAACCGCCACTAGCTCATCAGGAAAGAGCGTCAACCCTTTAAGTTGAGTGTGCGAGGTTCGAGTCCCCGGTGGCGGTCCAGTGCCGACTTAGCTCAGTAGGTAGAGCAACTGACTTGTAATCAGTAGGTCACCAGTTCGATTCCGGTAGTCGGCACCATATGCGGGCATCGTATAATGGCTATTACCTCAGCCTTCCAAGCTGATGATGCGGGTTCGATTCCCGCTGCCCGCTCCAGTTAGAGTCTTTCGGTCTGCGATGATGGGAAATCCCGGAGTGACTGAAAGACGTTTAGGTTATGAATGATCGCCTTTTTTTTGCAAAATTGCTGTGCAGAAATACCAACCTTCGGGCAGGCGATCATTCATAAGCACTCTGCTTTTATTCCGATTAACTGTGGGTGGTTTGTTGGATAGAGTGCTTTCCTGACTGTAGATCCAATTTCGCCCGCTTTTGCGGGCTTTTCTTTTCAAATCCCTTTCATCTCTCAGTGTAAAACTACGCCATCCGTTATTTGCGGAGGTGAGGCTATGAAATCCATGGACAAAATTTCAACGGGCATTGCCTACGGCACCTCCGCAGGCAGTGCTGGCTACTGGTTTTTACAGTGGCTTGATCAAGTCAGTCCGTCACAGTGGGCTGCGATTGGTGTACTGGGGAGTCTGATTCTGGGCTTCCTGACTTATCTGACAAATCTGTACTTCAAAATCAGAGAAGACAAGCGTAAGGCTGCACGGGGAGAGTAATTCAATGACTCAAAACTATGAAGTGATTGTGAAAGGGATCCGCAATTTTGAGAATAAAGTTACGGTAACTTTAGCGTTACGGGACAAAAAACGCTTTGACGGTGAAATTTTTGACCTGGACATCTCGCTGGACCGTGTTGAAGGTGCCGCGCTGGAGTTTTATGAGGCAGCAGCCAGAAGGAGCATCAGACAGGTCTTCCTGGATGTTGCTGCCGGGTTATGTGAAGAGGACGAGCTGTTGCCAGAAACGCGCCCCTGTTCAGAGGCGCGGTATACTATAAAAATTAACAGTTCTGATAACTCGATTACAGGTTGTTAGCTTTTTGCAGTTGGCTTTCCAGTATCTTTCATTGGTAGCATCCTGATAAATATCCATGAGCGCAAAAATCAAATACGGCCTGTCAGCTGCTGTTCTGGCGCTGATTGCTGCAGGCGCGTCTGCTCCTCAAATACTTGACCAGTTTCTGGATGAAAAAGAGGGTAACCACACTACGGCATACCGCGATGGTTCCGGTATATGGACCATCTGTCGTGGTGCCACAATGGTGGATGGTAAGCCCGTCATACCGGGAATGAAGCTGTCGAAGGAAAAATGCGACCAGGTTAACGCTATTGAACGTGATAAGGCGCTGGCATGGGTGGAGCGCAATATTAAAGTACCACTGACCGAACCACAGAAAGCGGGTATAGCGTCATTCTGTCCCTATAACATTGGCCCCGGTAAGTGTTTCCCGTCGACGTTTTATAAGCGGCTGAATGCCGGTGATCGTAAGGGCGCATGCGAGGCGATTCGCTGGTGGATAAAAGATGGTGGGCGCGATTGCCGCATACGTTCAAATAACTGCTATGGACAGGTTATTCGTCGTGACCAGGAAAGCGCATTAGCCTGTTGGGGGATAGATCAGTGAGCAGAGTCGCAGCGATTATTTATACTCTGGTTATCTGCACCATCGTCTGCCTGTCGTGGGCGGTCAATCATTACCGTGATAACGCCATCACCTACAAAGAACAGCGTGATAAAAAAGTCAGTGAGCTGAAGCAGGTGACCGCCACCATCGCTGACATGCAGCAGCGTCAGCGTGATGTTGCTGCGCTCGATGCAAAGTACTCGAGAGAATTAGCCAATGCGAAAGCTGAAAATGAAACTCTGCGCGCTGATGTTGCCGCTGGTCGTAAGCGCCTGCGGGTCAATGCCAGTTGCTCCGCAGCCGTGCGTGAAGCCACCGGACCCACCAGCGTGGATAATGCAACCAGCCCCCGACTGGCAGACACCGCTGAACGGGATTATTTCATCCTCAGAGAACGGTTGATGACAATGCAGAAGCAGCTGGAAGGGGCACAGGACTATATCCGCACTCAGTGCCTGAACTAAGTTTTGCTGATGCGCCGTATCGTCACCGTATTCCTGCATTAACAGAGACCGCAGCCCGACAGGGAGACTCCTCTGCGAGAGTGTGCGGGGATAATCAAAAACGATACACACCGGGGTTTACCGCGTTAACGGAGCGCGGTGTTGTCCCCTCATAGTCGCCAGTCCGGTGCGATGGTGGAAGAAACTGGATTTTGTTGCAAATGATAACCATTATCATTTTTTGCGGGTCCTCCTGGTGGGGTGGGCCTGAACACGGGGCGGGCGGCGCGGAAAAAGGCGCATTTTTTGATTTTTATGGCACCATCACCACCAGTGTAAGTTATTGATATATAGAAAAATAAAAATTTTTAGTGTCGAATCTGGTTGTTTTTTGTTCATCACTGGTGTGTGTTTACATAATTTTCAGGGGGAGTTATGGATCGTGAATTAAAAAATCTGCATCTGAATATTTCCCAACTGGCCGCATTATCCGGTGCTCATCGACAGACTGTTGCGGCTCGGGTAAAAAACATAAGCCCAGCCGGTGGTCATGAGAGCAATCTCAAACTGTACCGACTGACAGATATCCTTGCCGAGCTGATGAAAGCTCCTCTGCCTGTAGATAACAAGGAAATGGATCCTCATGCGCGTAAAGCATGGTACCAGTCAGAACGTGACCGACTGAAATTTGAGCAGGAAACTGGTCAGCTTGTGCCAGTCAGTGATGTCAGGCGGTCCTTTTCTGTCGTGGTGAAAGCGATAGTTCAGGTACTGGAAACCTGGCCTGACCGGCTGGAAAGGGACAGGGGGTGGACCGCATCACAACTGAATGAAGTACAGATTGTGGTTGATGAGATCCGCGATACACTGGAAAAGGCAGTCATTGACTGTTGTGATGAGGCCGATATGTGAATCAGGTGAACGAGAGCCATAGCCGCGCATCCGATATCTGGCGCGAAGTGGCCTCGCTGTTTCGCCCACCCAGCCGGTTACCAGTAGCGGAAGCCATCAGGCGTTATATGCGGGTTCCACGGGGAGCCAATACTTCCGGTCCGTGGGAGTCATCGCTGACGCCCTATATGATTGACCCCATTAATACATTATCAGCCCGTGAATATGACGCGGTGGTGTTTGTGGGACCTGCGCGAACCGGGAAAACCGAAGGGCTGATTGATGGCTGGATTGTGTACGGCATCATCTGTGATCCGGCGGATATGCTGGTGGTGCAGATGACTGAGACGAAGGCGCGTGAGCATTCCAGAACGCGTCTTTCCAGGACGTTTCGCCACAGTCCGGAGGTCAGCAAGCGCCTCAGTCCTTCCCGTAATGACAACAACGTCCACGATAAAATGTTTCTTGACGGCTCCTTCCTGAAGATTGGCTGGCCGTCGATCACCGTCTTTTCCTCTTCGGATTACCGTCGTGTGGCGCTGACGGATTATGACCGTTTCCCTGAAAATGTGGACGGGGAAGGGGATGCCTTCACGCTGGCCTCAAAGCGTACCACCACCTTTATGTCCTCGGGGATGACCCTGGTCGAGAGTTCACCGGGGCGGGATATCACCGATACCAAATGGCGTTGTGGTGGCGCACATGAGGCACCGCCAACAACGGGGATCCTGTCACTGTATAACCGGGGAGACCGCCGCCGGTGGTACTGGCCGTGTCCGCACTGCGGGGAATATTTTCAGCCGGTGATGGATAACATGACCGGATACCGGAATAACCCGGATTTTGTGGCTGCCGGTCAGGCTGCCCGTCTGATGTGTCCGCATTGTCGCGGGCTGATTGCCCCTGAGCAGAAACGCGAACTGAATAACCAGGGGATCTGGCTTCGTGAAGGTGAACGGGCGGCGGCGGACGGCAGTATCACCGGAACGCCACGAAACTCCCGGATTGCGTCATTTTGGATGGAGGGGCCAGCTGCGGCGTTTCAGACCTGGGAACAACTGATTTTTAAACTGCTGGCGGCAGAAGAAGAGTATGAGCGAACCGGCAGTGAAGAGACCCTGAAAGCGGTGGTGAACACCGATATCGGACGACCCTATCTTCCCCGTTCAGCCACGGAACAGCGTAAAAGTGAACTGCTTGAACAGCGTGCCGAGCCGTTTCCCCGGCGATCTGTGCCGGATGGTGTGCGTTTTATTGAGGCAACGGTTGACGTACAGGGCGGTAAAAATCGCCGTTTTGTTGTGCAGATCACCGGATACGGAGAGCAGGGGGAACGCTGGATTGTTGATCGCTACAACATCCGGCATTCACTGCGCTGCAGTCCCAACGGTGAAAGTCTGCCGGTTGATCCGGCGGCATATCCGGAGGACTGGGATTTGTTGCTGACGGATGTGTTCCATAAAACATGGCCGCTGGCTTCTGATCCGGATGTGCGCATGCGTCTGATGGCCATGGCGGTGGATACGGGAGGGGAAGCCGGGGTGACAGATAACGCCTATCGTTTCTGGCGTCGTTGCCGGAGTGACGGACTGGGCAACAGGGTGTTTCTGTTCAAGGGGGATGGACTTCGCCGTGACAGGCTGATTAACCGAACCTTCCCGGATAATACCGGCAGAAGTGCCCGCCGTGCCAGAGCCAGTGGCGATGTCGCGCTGTGGCTGGTTCAGACGGATGCGTTTAAGGATCGTGTAAATAATGCCCTGTGGCGTGACACACCAGGGCCGAACTATATCCACTTTCCCGACTGGCTGGGGCGGTGGTTTTACGATGAGCTGACCTATGAAGAGCGCGGCAGTGACGGAAAATGGCGAAAACCGGGCAGGGGCGCTAACGAAGCGTTTGACCTGCTGGTTTATGCGGATGCGCTTGCCGTTCTGCATGGTTACGAAAAGATCCGCTGGCCCTCCGCACCGGACTGGGCACAGCGGGAAACGTGGCTCGTCTTCCCGCAGGAGCGTTCTGGTGAAACGGTATCCCCGGAACTGACGGCCGGGGCAGAAAAACGCCGTCGCCGGAAGAAAAAACTGCGGACGGAGCGTGCGGAAGATAATCCATGGATAACATCAGGAGGCTGGTTGTGAGCACAGAAGAAGCCAGAGAAATGATACAGCGGTACCGTGAAGCGGAAATGGCCGTACTGGAGGGAAAGTCTGTCACCTTCAACGGGCAGCAACTGACGCTGGAAAGCCTTTCTCAGATCCGCGCCGGACGTCAGGAGTGGGAACGCAGGCTTGCCGCGATGGTGAGCCGCAGGCGGGGAAAACCGGGATTTAAACTGGCGAGGTTTTAATGGCAATTATTGATGATGTGATCGGCGTGTTTTCCCCCGGGTGGAAAGCAGCCAGACTGCGTTCAAGGGCGTTAATCATGGCCTATGAGGCGGTGAAACCGACCCGGACACATAAAGCCCGGCGGGAAAATCGCTCTGCTGATCAGCTCAGTAAATACGGTGCGGTTTCCCTGCGGGAGCAGGCCCGTTTTCTGGATATCAATCATGACCTGGTGATTGGTGTGTTTGACAAGCTGGAAGAGCGGGTGATTGGTGCCAGGGGAATTATTGTGGAGCCTCAGCCATTACGAAAAAACGGGGAAATGGCGGCTGAGCTGGCTGCGGATATCCGCCGTTTGTGGGCTGAATGGTCCGTGAGTCCGGATGTGACAGGGCAGTATACCCGTCCTGTGCTTGAACGTTTACTGCTGCGGACCTGGCTGCGGGATGGTGAAGTGTTTGCGCAGATGGTCAGTGGTGCGGGAAACGGTCTGGAACGGACGGCGGGAGTGCCATTCTGGCTTGAGGCGATGGAGCCGGATTTTGTTCCCATGCGCACTGATGAATCCGCCGGACTGAATCAGGGGGTTTTTCTTGATGAGTGGGGAAGACCGAAAAAATATCTGGTTTATAAAAATTATCCGGTCAGCGGCCGGCAGAGTGATACGAAAGAAATCGCTGCCGGAAAAATGATCCACCTGAAGTTCACTCGTCGTCTGCATCAGACGCGAGGCTCATCCATGTTATCGGGGGTGCTGATGCGGATCAGTGCCCTTAAGGAGTATGAGGATGCGGAACTGACAGCGGCGCGTATTGCTGCGGCGCTGGGACTGTATATCCGTAAAGGTGACGGACAGGACTATGAAGATCCGGGGATCAAAGAGACTGAGCGGGAAGTCCATATCACCCCGGGTATTATTTATGACGATTTGCGCAAGGGCGAGGATATCGGCATGGTCAAATCTGACCGTCCCAATCCCAACCTTGAAACTTTCCGCAACGGCCAGTTGCGTGCAGTGGCAGCAGGCAGTCGTCTGAGTTTTTCCAGTGCGGCGCGTAACTATAACGGCACCTACAGCGCCCAGCGGCAGGAGCTGGTCGAGTCCACGGATGGTTACCTGATCCTGCAGGACTGTTTTATTGGCGCGGTAACCCGCCCGGTGTACCGGACATGGCTGAATATGGTGGTTGCGGCAGGTCTGCTGAAAATTCCGGCGGATGTGGAGATGAAAACGCTATATAACGCGACGTATTCCGGTCCGGTGATGCCGTGGATCGACCCGGTTAAGGAAGCTGAAGCCTGGAGAATTCAGATCCGGGGTGGTGCAGCGACAGAATCTGACTGGGTGCGTGCCGGTGGGCGCAATCCGGATGAGGTCAAACGTCGCCGCAAGGCTGAAATTGATGAAAACAGCAGACTGGGGCTGGTCTTTGATACTGACCCCGTCAACGACAAAGGAGGCAACAGTGCCGGAACTGAACGACAGTATCAGCGCGACACCGAAAGCCAGCATGAAGAATAAATCCTGGTTCAGGATGCAAGCTGGGGGGCCGGGTGACGCGGATATTTATATTTATGACGAGATTGGTTTCTGGGGAGTTACCGCGAAGCAGTTTGTCAGCGAACTGAATGCACTGGGTGATATCACCCACATTAATCTCCATATCAATTCACCGGGTGGCGATGTCTTTGAAGGCATCGCCATTTTTAATGCCCTGAAAAATCAGGGGGCGACCATTACCGTGTATGTGGATGGCGTTGCCGCCTCGATGGCATCTGTGATTGCGATGGCCGGTGATACGGTCATTATGCCGGAAAATGCCTTCATGATGATCCATAAGCCATGGGGATTCAGTGGCGGGGATGCTGAGGATATGCGCAGTTATGCCGATTTGCTGGATAAAGTCGAATCGGTACTGTTGCCAGCCTATGCGCAGAAAACCGGAAAAACCACCGATGAAATTGCCGCCATGCTGGCGGATGAAACCTGGATGTCCGGTGCCGAATGTCTGGCACACGGATTTGCTGACCAGGTGACACCCGCTGTTGAGGCAATGGCATGTATTCAGTCAAAACGTACAGAGGAATTTAAAAAGATGCCGGAATCCATCCGAAACATGATTACTCCGCCACGCAACAGTGCCCCGCGTGATACCACAGTGACAATCCCTGCACCGGCGGTAACAGAACCATCACCGGTACCGGCAGTGTCTGATGAGGCGACCATTCGCGCCCGCGTTATGGCAGAACAGAAAGCCCGCATGTCAGGCATTAACGATCTGTTTGCCATGTTCGGCGGTCGCTATCAGACGCTTCAGGCACAGTGCGTGGCTGATCCTGACTGTTCGCTGGAAATGGCCCGTGAACGACTGCTGAATGAAATGGGCAAGGAGTCCTCGCCGACCAACAAAAATACACCGGCCCATATTTATGCCGGAAACGGCAATTTTGTGGGGGACGGGATCCGCCAGGCGATGCTGGCCCGTGCCGGATTTGAAAATGTCGAGAAGGATAACGCCTATAACGGGATGACCCTGCGTGAATGGGCTCGCATGTCACTGACGGAGCGCGGTATTGGGGTGGCCAGTTATAACCCCATGCAGATGGTCGGGCTGGCGCTGACGCACAGCACCTCTGATTTTGGCAATATTCTGCTGGATGTGTCGAACAAGGGGCTGATCCAGGGCTGGGAGGAATCAGAAGAAACCTTCCAGAAGTGGACCCGTAAGGGACGCCTGTCAGACTTCAAAACAGCGTATCGCGTGGGGATGGGCGGTTTTGGTTCTCTGCGCCAGGTTCGTGAGGGGGCGGAGTATAAATACATCACCACCTCAGATCGCAAGGAGACCATTGCACTGGCCACTTACGGGGAGATTTTCTCCATCACCCGCCAGGCCATTATCAATGATGATCTGAATATGCTGGTGGACGTGCCGATGAAGATGGGGCGTGCGGCGAAGGCAACGATTGGTGACCTGGTCTACAAGGTGCTGACGGATAACCCGAAACTGTCCGACGGTAAGGCGCTGTTCCATGCCGATCACAAAAATATTGCCACCGGGGGGATCTCCGTTTCCGGACTGGATGCGGCCCGTCAGATGATGCGCCTGCAGAAAGAAGGCGATCGTGCCCTGAATATCCGTCCGGCCTTTATGCTGGTACCGGTGGCACTGGAGACGGTGGCGAACCAGACCATCAAATCGGCCAGTGTGAAAGGGGCGGATGCAAACGCCGGTGTCATTAACCCTATCCAGAACTTTGCTGAGGTGATTGCAGAAGCGCGTCTTGATGCGGCAGACCCGAAAACCTGGTATCTGGCGGCGGCACAGGGCACTGACACCATTGAAGTGGCCTGGCTGGATGGTGTGGACACGCCATACATTGATCAGCAGGAAGGTTTCACCACTGACGGCATTGCCACAAAAATCCGTATTGATGCCGGAGTGGCACCACTTGACTGGCGCGGGCTGGTGCGTTCGTCGGTGGCCTGATAACCGCGTTATCACAATCACTGCCCGAAAGGGCTTTTTTTATGCCTGAAAAACAGCCCCACAGGGGCTGTCCGGAGAAACAGCATTATGGCGAAAAATTTTGTACAGGACGGTACCACCATTGAACTGGTGAATGCCGGAGATCAGACCATCCTGAGCGGTGCTGCGGTGGTGGTCGGCAGTATGGTGGCCGTGGCCATTACCGATATTCCTGCCGGTGAGGCCGGTGACGGTTTTGCCGAAGGCGTGTTCCTGCTGCCCAAACAGTCTGCTGACGACATTCAGTCCGGCGCGGTGGTTTATCTGAAGGACGGGGTTGTGCAGTTGGCTGCCGACGGTGCGGTGGCCGCGGGGGTAGCCTGGGAAAATGCTCCTGCAAACAGCGCCACTGTGGCGGTAAAAATCAATGTCTGATCTGTTTACGCGAATGTGTTGCCGGATGGACGTGGCGACCGTTCGGATGATGGGCAAACAGGCGGAGATTAACGGCGTCGTGTACGACGTGATGCCGGAGGAAGAGTCCGCGGAGATGGGGGCGCTTTCGGGCAGCCAGTTGTCACTGGTGGTGTTTTCAGCCCGGTACCGTCCGGCCCGTCATGATGTTGTTGTGTTTGAGGGCCGCACACTGACGGTGACCCGTTATGACACGTACAACGGTAAACCCCGGATTTTTGTCGAACAGGAATGAGTATGGCAATAAAAGGTCTGGCGCAGGCCATGAAAAATCTGGATGCAATTGACCGCCGTGCCGTTCCCCGGGCTGCCGCCACGACACTTAACCGTGTGGCGGAGTCCATCATCGCGAAAACGGCCTCTTCGGTTGCCAGGGAGCTGGCGGTTCCGCGCCGTCTCATCCGTGAGCGTATCCGCCTGCAACGGGCCAGTGCAGACAGGGTTTATGCGAAGGTCATCATCAACACCGGTAATCTGCCCGCCATAAAACTGGGGACGGCCAGCGTGCGGCTTTCCCGCAGAAAGCGACGAAAGAAAGGCGAGCGTTCGGTCACGAAAGGCGGTGGCAGTGTGCTGATTGTGGGGAAAAGACGGATCCCGGATGCCTTTATCACCCGGCTGGCTAACGGACGCTGGCATGTGATGCAGCGTATGCCGTGGGCATCATCGTCCACCGGCGCTGACAGCAAAGGGAGGCCGAAACGCCACCGTCTGCCGACTGAAGTGGTGAAGATTCCGACTGCCGGACCGCTGGCAGAAACCTTTGAACGTGAACGGGACCGGATGTACCGGGAAAAATTACCGGCGCAGATGATGAAAGCCATGACGCATCAGTTACGTCTGGTGCTGAAAAGAAAATGACTGGGAGGGTGTATGAAACACCGTGAAATACGGGCGGCAGTTCTGTCTGCCCTGAAAGAAAATATTTCTGAGAGGGTGAGCTGGTTTGACGGTCGCCCGGTTTTTATTGATGAACAGGAACTGCCTGCTGTTGCTGTTTACCTGACAGATGCGTCTGCTGCTGACGAGTTCGTTGATGAGGGAACCTGGGAGGCGACACTGCATATTGAGGTTTTTCTCAGGGCAAAAGAACCGGACTCGGCACTGGATATGTGGATGGAAGAAAAAATTCTTCCTGCGCTGGAGGCAGTTCCCGGGCTCAGTGCATTACTGCTGAAGATGAATCTTCAGGGGTATGACTACCGCCGGGATGATGAGTTTATGATGTGGGGATCGGCAGATCTCCTGTGGAAAATTACATACGAGATGTGAGGACGATATGGCAACACCAAATCCCCTTGAGCCGGTAAAAGGTGCCGGTACCACTCTGTGGGTTTACAACGGCAAGGGTGATGCTTATGCAAACCCGTTGTCAGACGATGACTGGCAGCGACTGGCTAAGGTGAAGGATCTGACGCCGGGCGAGATGACGGCAGAACCCTACGATGATAACTACCTGGATGATGAAGACGCGGACTGGACCGCGACCGGGCAGGGGCAGAAGTCTGCAGGAGATACCAGTTTTACGCTGGCCTGGAAACCGGGAGAAGAAGGTCAGAAAGGGCTTATAGGCTGGTTTGAAAGCGGGGATGTGCGGGCCTATAAAATCCGTTTCCCAAATGGCACGGTGGATGTGTTCCGTGGCTGGGTCAGCAGTATCGGTAAGGCCGTGACGGCGAAAGAAGTGATCACCCGCACGGTGAAAGTCACTAACGTGGGCAAACCTTCCGTGGCGGAAGAACGCAGCGAAATTACGCCGGCCACTGCAATTAAGGTGACACCGACATCCGGTACGGTGGCAAAAGGGAAAACAACCACCCTGACTGTTTCTTTTGAGCCGGAAAGTGCAACCGACAAGACGTTCAGAGCGGTTTCCGCCGATCCGTCGAAAGCCACCATTAGTGTGAAAGATATGACAATTACGGTAAACGGCGTGGCGACAGGTAAGGTGCAGATCCCTGTGGTGAGCGGAAATGGTCAGTTCGCCGCAGTGGCTGAAGTCACCGTTACTGAAGCGGGCGCTGCAGGGTAAACGGAGGTAATACATGTTTCTGAAAACAGAACAATTTGAATATAACGGTGTGTCCGTCACGCTTTCCGAATTGTCTGCGCTGCAGCGGTTTGATTATATAAAGTTTGTTTCAGACGCAGAACAACAGGAGACAACGAAGCATGATGTCGTGCACATTAACCAGCGATATCTGGAAACGGCATCCCTGCTTGTGGCGATGTCGCTATGGCATTCCCATTCCCTCAAAGGCACTCTGGCCTCTCCGGAGACAGAGATGCAGCAGATCCGCCGTGAAGTGATGCTGGGATGGCCTGCTGATGCACTGAATCAGGCAACGAACCGGGTGCTTTATCTTTCAGGTATGCTGGATAACCGGCACGATGCCGATCCTGAACAAACCGGGAAAGCAGAAGCGACTGAGCCGGTAACATCAAAAAAGCATTCGAAGGCGAGCTGAACTTTGTCCTGAAACTGGCGCGAGAGATGGGGAGACCCGACTGGCGCGCCATGCTTGCCGGGATGACATCCACCGAATATGCCGACTGGCGACGTTTTTACTGCACGCATTATTTTCAGGATACCCAGCTGGATATGCATTTTTCCGGGCTGACGTACGCCGTACTCAGCCTGTTTTTTTGCGATCCGGATATGCATCCGGCGGATTTCAGCCTGTTCGCTCCGGAGGCAGAGGAAGGGCAGGCGGAGACGCCGGACGAAAATGATGTACTGATGCAGAAGGCGGCGGGCCTCGCCGGTGGAGTCCGTTTCGGGGAGGAGGGAAGGAGGTTGTGACAGTTATTGATGGTATCAGAGGACATTTCAGGAGGTGACCACGATGGCAGGTAATTTTGCCGATCTGACAGCCGTGCTGACACTGGATTCTGCCCGTTTTTCTGAAGAGGCAGCGCGGGTAAAAAAAGAGCTGGGTGAAACCAGTGCGCTTGCTGATTTGATGTCCGGGAAAGTCAGTCAGTCTTTCAGAAAACAGGCTGATGCTGCTGAGCAGAGTCTGAGCCGACAGGCGCTGGCTGCACAAAAAGCCGGGATATCAGTCGGACAGTATAAGGCTGCCATGCGCACACTGCCCGCACAGTTCACGGATATTGTCACTCAGCTTGCCGGTGGTCAGAATCCCTTCCTTATCATGCTGCAGCAGGGGGGGCAGATCAGCGATTCATTCGGTGGACCGCTCAGCCTGCTTACCCTGCTGAAGGAGGAACTTCTCGGGATCAGGGATGCCTCTGAATCATCAGAGGAGTCGCTGTCAGATACGGCAAATGCACTGGCTGAAAATGCCCGGAATGCCGGTGAGCTGGGACGATTTATGTCGGTGGCCCGTGTGGCGGCAGGTGGCGGGGTTGCCGTACTGGCCGCGCTTGCTGCCGCCGCCTGGCAGGCAGAGCAGGCTGACCGGGCCTTATTGCGTTCACTGACCCTGACCGGAGGGGCTGCTGCCACCACAACGGCAGAATTGTGGAAAATGGCCGGGGTGATCAGCGATGAAGCCGGTGGTGGTATCAGACAGGCGGCAGAAAATCTGGCCCGTCTGGCAGAAAGCGGGAAATATACCGCCGGGCAGCTACGGATCATGGGGGAAACCTCTCAGAGATGGCTGCAGACGGTGGGGGACGATGCCGGGAAGGTGGAAAAAGCCTTTGAAGGGATTGCAGCAGATCCGGTGAAGGCGCTGGCCTCCCTGAATCAGCAGTATAACTTCCTGAGCGTTTCCCAGTTACGCCATATTGATGAGCTTGAGCGCACGAAAGGTAAACAGGCTGCGGTGACGGAGGCGATGTCCCTGTTTGCGGATGTCATGAATGCACGTCTGGAGCAACTTGATAAAGCGGCCACGCCGGTGGAAAAAATCTGGGACGATGTTAAAACCTGGACTTCTGACGCATGGGCATGGATAGGTGATCATACACTGGGGGCACTCAGTCTGATCACTGACGTGGTGGCCGGAACCGTTGAACAAGTGAAGCTGCTGCTTGTGCAGGGGGATCTGGCGCTGGCTGAATTTATTCAGTCAGCCTGGGAAACGACAAAGAATGTGCCCGGCGTTGGTGCGTTGTTTGGTGAACTGGCAGAAGAGAACCGCGTATTTATTGAGAAAACAAAACGTGATGAACTGGCGCTGAGAAAATCCATTGCGGAACGGGATGCGCGTATACGCCAGGGGGAAATGGGGTACATCAACCGCTCGCGTGCAACAGGCGTCAGCAAAGGTCCTGGGCAGCAGGAAGCCGTCAGCCGTCTGGCTGAAGAGCTGACAGGTAAAAAGCATACATCACCGAAAACGCGCTCTGCCGGGGAGAGGGAAGAGGAGCAGGCAAGAGAGGCTCTGCTTGCCCTTGAAGCTGAGCTCAGGACGCTGGAAAAACACAGCGGTGCGAATGAGAAAATCAGTCTGCAGCGCCGGGATTTATGGAAGGCGGAAAGTCAGTATGCGGTCCTGAAAGAGGCTGCCACGAAACGACAGTTATCTGAGCAGGAAAAATCCCTGCTGGCGCATAAAGACGAGACGCTGGAGTACAAACGCCAGCTGGCTGAGCTGGGCGACAAGGTTGAACACCAGAAACGCCTGAATGAGCTGGCACAGCAGGCGGTGCGGTTTGAAGAGCAGCAGAGCGCGAAGCAGGCCGCCATCAGCGCAAAAGCCCGCGGTCTCACTGACCGTCAGGCGCAGCGGGAGTCTGAAGCGCAGCGTCTTCGGGACGTGTACGGTGATAATCCGGCTGCGCTGGCGAAGGCCACATCGGCACTGAAGAACACCTGGTCTGCGGAGGAGCAGCTTCGTGGAAGCTGGATGGCCGGGCTGAAGTCCGGCTGGGGCGAGTGGGCGGAAAGTGCGACGGACAGTTTTTCGCAGGTTAAAAGTGCTGCCACGCAGACCTTTGACGGTATTGCACAGAATATGGCGGCGATGCTGACCGGTGCAGAGGCAGACTGGCGGGGATTCACCCGTTCCGTGCTGTCCATGATGACAGAAATTCTGCTTAAGCAGGCAATGGTGGGAATTGTCGGGAGTATCGGCAGCGCCATTGGCGGTGCTTTCGGTGGTGGTGCGTCTGCCTCCACGGGGACGGCCATTCAGGCTGCGGCGGCGAACTTCCATTTCGCGACCGGGGGATTTACGGGAACCGGCGGCAAATATGAGCCAGCGGGGATTGTTCACCGTGGTGAATTTGTCTTCACGAAGGAGGCAACCAGCCGGATTGGTGTCGGCAACCTGTACCGCCTGATGCGGGGCTATGCGGAAGGTGGTTATGTGGGCGGTGCCGGAAGTCCGGCGCAGATGCGGCGGGCTGAAGGCATTAATTTTAATCAGAACAATCACGTGGTGATTCAGAACGACGGTACGAATGGTCTGCCAGGTCCACAGATGATGAAGGCAGTGTATGACATGGCCCGCAAGGGTGCCCGTGATGAAATTCAGACACAGATGCGCGATGGTGGTCTGTTCTCCGGAGGTGGACGATGAAGACCTTCCGCTGGAAAGTGAAACCCGGTATGGATGTGGCTTCGGCCCCTTCCGTCAGGAAAGTGCGCTTTGGTGATGGCTATTCCCAGCGAGCGCCTGCCGGGCTGAATGCCGACCTGAAAACGTACAGCGTGACGCTGTCTGTCTCCCGTGAAGAGGCCACGGCGCTGGAGTCGTTTCTGGCTGAGCACGGGGGCTGGAAGGCCTTTCTGTGGACGCCGCCTTATGGTTACAGGCAGATAAAGGTGACCTGCGCAAAATGGTCGTCGCAGGTCCGTATGTTGCGTGTTGAGTTCAGCGCAGAGTTTGAACAGGTGGTGAACTGATGCAGGATATCCGGCAGGAAACACTGAATGAATGCACCCGTGCGGAGCAGTCGGCCAGCGTGGTGCTCTGGGAAATCGATCTGACAGAGGTCGGTGGAGAACGTTATTTTTTCTGTAATGAGCAGAACGAAAAAGGTGAGCCGGTCACCTGGCAGGGGCGACAGTATCAGCCGTATCCCATTCAGGGGAGTGGTTTTGAACTGAATGGCAAAGGCACCAGTACGCGCCCCACGCTGACGGTTTCTAACCTGTACGGTATGGTCACCGGGATGGCGGAAGATATGCAGAGTCTGGTCGGCGGAACGGTGGTCCGGCGTAAGGTTTACGCCCGTTTTCTGGATGCGGTGAACTTCGTCAACGGAAACAGTTACGCCGATCCGGAGCAGGAGGTGATCAGCCGCTGGCGCATTGAGCAGTGCAGCGAACTGAGCGCGGTGAGTGCCTCCTTTGTACTGTCCACGCCGACGGAAACGGATGGCGCTGTTTTTCCGGGACGTATCATGCTGGCCAACACCTGCACCTGGACCTATCGCGGTGACGAGTGCGGTTATAGCGGTCCGGCTGTCGCGGATGAATATGACCAGCCAACGTCCGATATAACGAAGGATAAATGCAGCAAATGCCTGAGCGGCTGTAAGTTCCGCAATAACGTCGGCAACTTTGGCGGTTTCCTTTCCATTAACAAACTTTCGCAGTAATCCCATGACAGAGACAGAATCAGCGATTCTGGCGCACGCCCGGCGATGTGCGCCAGCGGAGTCGTGCGGCTTCGTGGTGAGAACGCCGGAGGGGGAAAGCTATTTTCCCTGCGTGAATATTTCCGGTGAGCCGGAGGATTATTTCCGGATGGCTCCGGAGGACTGGCTGCAGGCAGAAATGCAGGGTGAGATTGTGGCGCTGGTCCACAGCCACCCCGGTGGTCTGCCCTGGCTGAGTGAGGCCGACCGGCGGCTGCAGGTGCAGAGTGATTTGCCGTGGTGGCTGGTCTGCCGGGGGGCGATTCATAAATTCCGCTGTGTGCCGCATCTCACCGGGCGGCGCTTTGAGCACGGGGTGACGGACTGTTACACGCTGTTCCGGGATGCTTATCATCTGGCGGGGATTGAGATGCCGGATTTTCATCGCGAGGATGACTGGTGGCGTAACGGTCAGAATCTCTATCTTGACAATATGGAGGCGACGGGTTTTTACCGTGTCGCACTGACAGAGGCGCAGCCTGGCGATGTGCTGCTGTGCTGTTTTGGTTCATCGGTGCCGAATCATGCCGCCATTTACTGTGGTGACGGCGAGCTGCTGCACCATATTCCTGAACAACTGAGCAAACGAGAGAGGTATACCGACAAATGGCAGCGACGCACACACTCCCTCTGGCGTCACCGGGCATGGCGCGCATCTGCCTTTACGGGGATTTGCAACGATTTGGCCGCCGCATCGACCTTCGTGTGAAAACGGGGGCTGAAGCCATCCGCGCACTGGCCACACAGCTCCCGGTGTTTCGTCAGAAACTGAGCGACGGCTGGTATCAGGTACGGATTGCCGGGCGGGACGTCAGCACGTCCGGGTTAACGGCGCAGTTACATGAGACTCTGCCTGACGGCGCTGTGATTCATATTGTTCCCAGAGTCGCCGGGGCCAAGCCAGGGGGCGTATTCCAGATTGTTCTGGGGGCTGCCGCCATTGCCGGATCATTCTTTACTGCCGGAGCCACCCTTGCAGCATGGGGGGCAGCCATTGGGGCCGGTGGTATGACCGGTATCCTGTTTTCTCTCGGTGCCAGTATGGTGCTCGGTGGTGTGGCGCAGATGCTGGCACCGAAAGCCAGGACGCCCACGGCAGCAAGTACAGATAACGGCAAACAGAACACCTATTTCTCCTCACTGGATAACATGGTTGCCCAGGGCAATGTTCTGCCGGTTCTGTACGGTGAAATGCGCGTGGGGTCACGCGTGGTTTCTCAGGAGATCAGCACGGCAGACGAAGGGGATGGTGGTCAGGTTGTGGTGATTGGTCGCTGATGAAAAACGTTTTATGTGAAACCGCCTGCGGGCGGTTTTGTCGTATATGGAGCATGACGAATGGGTAAAGGCAGCAGTAAGGGGCATACCCCGCGTGAAGCGAAGGACAACCTGAAATCAACGCAGTTGCTGAGTGTGATTGATGCCATTAGTGAAGGCCCGATTGAAGGTCCGGTGGATGGGTTAAAAAGCGTGCTGCTGAACAGTACGCCGGTGCTGGACAGTGAGGGGAATACCAACATCTCCGGCGTCACGGTGGTGTTCCGGGCAGGTGAGCAGGAGCAGACACCGCCGGAAGGTTTTGAATCCTCCGGCTCCGAGACGGTGCTGGGTACGGAAGTGAAATATGACACGCCGATCACCCGCACCATCACGTCGGCAAACATCGACCGTCTGCGCTTTACCTTCGGTGTGCAGGCACTGGTGGAAACCACCTCAAAGGGGGACCGGAATCCGTCGGAAGTTCGCCTGCTGGTTCAGATACAGCGTAATGGTGGCTGGGTGACGGAAAAAGACATCACCATTAAGGGCAAAACCACCTCGCAGTATCTGGCCTCGGTGGTGGTGGATAACCTGCCGCCGCGCCCGTTTAATATCCGGATGCGCAGGATGACGCCGGACAGCACCACAGACCAGCTGCAGAACAAAACGCTCTGGTCGTCATACACCGAAATCATCGATGTGAAACAGTGCTACCCGAACACGGCACTGGTCGGCGTACAGGTGGACTCGGAGCAGTTCGGCAGCCAGCAGGTGAGTCGTAATTATCATCTTCGCGGGCGCATTCTGCAGGTGCCGTCGAACTATAACCCGCAGACGCGACAATACAGCGGTATCTGGGACGGAACGTTTAAGCCAGCATACAGCAACAACATGGTCTGGTGTCTGTGGGATATGCTGACCCATCCGCGCTACGGCATGGGGAAACGTCTTGGTGCGGCGGATGTGGATAAATGGGCGCTGTATGTCATCGGCCAGTACTGCGACCAGTCAGTGCCGGACGGCTTTGGCGGCACGGAGCCGCGCATCACCTGTAATGCGTACCTGACCACACAGCGCAAGGCGTGGGATGTGCTCAGTGATTTCTGCTCGGCGATGCGCTGTATGCCGGTATGGAACGGGCAGACGCTGACGTTCGTGCAGGACCGACCATCAGATAAGGTGTGGACCTATAACCGCAGTAATGTGGTGATGCCGGATGATGGCGCGCCGTTCCGCTACAGCTTCAGCGCCCTGAAGGACCGCCATAATGCCGTTGAGGTGAACTGGATTGACCCGAACAACGGCTGGGAGACGGCGACAGAGCTTGTTGAAGATACGCAGGCCATTGCCCGTTACGGTCGTAATGTCACGAAGATGGATGCCTTTGGCTGTACCAGCCGGGGGCAGGCACACCGCGCCGGGCTGTGGCTGATTAAAACGGAGCTGCTGGAGACGCAGACCGTGGATTTCAGCGTGGGTGCCGAAGGGCTTCGCCATGTGCCGGGTGATGTTATTGAAATCTGCGATGATGACTATGCGGGGATCAGCATCGGCGGGCGTGTGCTGGCGGTGAACAGCCAGACCCGGACACTGACGCTCGACCGTGAAATCACGCTGCCATCTTCCGGCACCACGCTGATAAGCCTGGTTGACGGACAGGGGAATCCGGTCAGCGTGGAGGTCCAGTCCGTCACCGACGGCGTGAAGGTGAAAGTGAGCCGGGTTCCTGACGGCGTTGCCGAGTACAGCGTGTGGGGGCTGAAGCTGCCGACGCTGCGCCAGCGCCTGTTCCGCTGCGTGAGTATCCGTGAGAACGACGACGGCACGTATGCCATCACCGCCGTGCAGCATGTACCGGAAAAAGAGGCCATCGTGGATAACGGGGCGTACTTTGACGGCGACCAGAGCGGCACGGTGAATGGTGTCACGCCGCCAGCGGTGCAGCACCTGACCGCCGAAGTCACCGCAGACAGCGGGGAATATCAGGTGCTGGCGCGCTGGGACACGCCGAAGGTGGTGAAGGGCGTGAACTTCCTGCTTCGCCTGACCGTGGCTGCGGATGATGGCAGTGAACGGCTGGTCAGCACGGCCCGGACGACGGAAACCACATACCGCTTCAGGCAACTGGCGCTGGGAAATTACAGGCTGACAGTCCGGGCGGCAAATGCCTGGGGGCAGCAGGGCGATCCGGCATCGGTATCGTTCCGGATTGCCGCACCGGCAGCGCCGTCGCGGATTGAGCTGACGCCGGGCTATTTTCAGATAACCGCCACGCCGCATCTTGCCGTTTATGACCCGACGGTACAGTTTGAGTTCTGGTTCTCGGAAAAGCGGATTACCGATATCAGGCAGGTTGAAACCACAGCCCGCTATCTTGGTACGGCGCTGTACTGGATAGCCGCCAGTATCAATATCAAACCGGGCCATGATTATTACTTTTATATCCGCAGTGTGAACACCGTTGGCAAATCGGCATTCGTGGAGGCTGTCGGTCGGGCGAGCGATGATGCGGAAGGTTATCTGGATTTTTTCAAAGGCAAGATAACCGAATCTCATCTCGGCAAGGAGCTGCTGGAAAAAGTCGATCTGACGGAGGATAACGCCAGCAGACTGGATGAGTTTTCGAAAGAGTGGAAGGACGCTAACGATAAATGGAATGCCATGTGGGGCGTCAAAATTGAGCAGACCGAAGACGGCAGGCATTATGTCGCGGGGCTTGGCCTTAGCATGGAGGATACAGAGGAAGGCAAACTGAGCCAGTTCCTGGTTGCCGCTAACCGTATCGCGTTTATTGACCCGGCAAACGGGAATGAAACGCCGATGTTTGTGGCGCAGGGCAATCAGATATTCATGAACGAAGTATTCCTGAAGTATCTGACGGCTCCTACCATTACCAGTGGCGGTAATCCTCCGGTATTTTCGCTGACACCGGACGGAAAGCTGACCGCTAAAAATGCGGATATCAGTGGCAGTGTGAATGCGAACGCCGGGACGCTCAACAACGTCACGATTAATGAGAGCTGTACTATTAAGGGGATGCTTGATGCTAACCAGGTGCGTGGTGATTTTGTAAAAACGACAGGGCATCGATTTCCGCACCCCGGGGAATACCCACAGGGTTCACTTACCGTTCATATTAAGGACGATCATGCCTTTGACAGGCAGATTATAATTCAACCAATCATGTACGGTGCACCACCATATTTTAGTAAAAAAGATGACGCTAATATCTACGATACCTGCAGATTAATTGTGCGCAAAAATGGCAATGTAATCTATGACAAATCCACTAGTGGTTCGAAAAGGACAACAGTCGTGTACAGCAATATCATTGATATGCCAGTGGGGGACGGAGATGTAATATTAACATTTGAAGTTCAGTCGAGCGGCAGTGGAGAGCCCAGAACATGGATCAGTGATTTAATGGTCTCGGTAACGAAAAAAGCCGCATCCGGTATCAGTATCAGTTGAAATTTTTATAACCCCAATACGGGCGCCAGAAATGGCGCCTTTTTTATTGCAGAAAAGCGAGAGGTAATTATGCGTAAATTATGTGCTGTTATTCTGTCCGCAGTAGTCTGGCTGGTTGCCGCTGGTACGCCAGCGAGCGCAGCAGAGCATCAGTCCACACTAAGCGCCGGGTATCTTCAGACCCATACTGATATGCCAGGCAGCGATGACCTGAAGGGCATTAACGTGAAATACCGTTATGAATTTACGGACACGCTGGGGCTGGTGACGTCATTCAGCTATGCAGGAGACAAGAATCGCCAGCTTACCCGTTACAGCGATACCCGCTGGCATGAAGATTCCGTGCGTAACCGCTGGTTCAGCGTAATGGCGGGGCCGTCTGTGCGCGTGAATGAATGGTTCAGCGCGTATGCGATGGCGGGTGTGGCTTACAGCCGTGTGTCGACTTTCTCCGGGGATTATCTTCGCGTAACTGACAACAAGGGGAAAACGCACGATGTGCTGACCGGAAGTGATGACGGTCGCCACAGCGACACCTCTCTGGCGTGGGGAGCTGGCGTGCAGTTTAACCCGACCGAATCCGTGGCCATTGATGTCGCTTATGAAGGCTCCGGCAGTGGCGACTGGCGCACTGACGGTTTCATCGTGGGTGTCGGTTATAAGTTCTGATTAGCCAGGTAACACAGTGTTATGACAGCCCGCCGGTTCAGGCGGGCTTTTTTGTGGGGTGAATATGGCAGTAAAGATTTCAGGTGTACTGAAAGACGGCACAGGAAAACCGGTAGAGAACTGCACCATTCAACTGAAAGCCAGACGGACCAGCAGCACGGTGGTGGTGAACACGCTGGCCTCTGAAAATCCGGATGAAGCCGGGCGTTACAGCATGGACGTTGAGTACGGTCAGTACAGCGTCATTCTGTTGGTGGAAGGATTCCCGCCGTCACATGCCGGGACCATCACCGTGTATGAAGATTCTCAACCCGGTACGCTGAATGATTTTCTCGGTGCCATGACGGAGGATGACGTCCGTCCGGAGGCACTGCGTCGTTTTGAACTGATGGTGGAAGAAGCGGCGCGTCACGCTGAGGAGGCGAAGAAGAATGCCGGAGAGGCGGAGACGTCAGCGAGGAATGCCGGCATATCAGCCAGTCAGGCAGAAGAGAGCGCTGCAAATGCTGACACTTCAGCAGGGGAGGCATCGGAGTCAGCCCGGCAGGCGGCAGAAAGTGCAGCCTCAGCAAAGCAGTCAGAGGAAGCGTCCTCGTCCTCGGCCTCTGAGGCCGCTCAAAAAGCCAGTGAGTCATTACAAAGTGCAACAGATGCTGAGTTGTCAAAAAAGACGGCAGAAAGTGCAGCCGGTAATGCAGCCAGGGATGCAACGACCGCAACAGAAAAAGCCCGGGAGTCAGCAGAAAGCGCACAGTCAGCGGAACAAAGCAGGATAGCGGCGGAAGAGGCCGTAAACCGAATCCCCACCGTGGTGGGACCTCCCGGGCCAAAGGGGGAACAGGGGCCCGCCGGCCCTCAGGGGCCGAAGGGGGATAAGGGAGAGCGCGGTGACACCGGCCCTGTCGGGGCAACCGGCGAACGGGGGCCGAGAGGAGATACTGGTCCGGCAGGCCCGCAGGGGCCGAAAGGCGACAGGGGAGAGCGGGGAGAGACCGGTCTGACGGGAAATGCAGGTCCACAGGGTCCAAAGGGAGATACCGGTGCGGCAGGCCCGGCAGGCCCACAGGGACCGAAAGGAGAAACAGGTGCGGCTGGCCCGGTGGGGGCAACCGGACCTCAGGGACCAAAGGGCGACCCGGGGGAGACACAAATCCGTTTTCGTCTGGGGCCGGCGAGCATTATTGAGACAAACAGCCAAGGCTGGTTCCCGGATACAGATGGCGCACTCATCACCGGACTGACCTTTCTTGACCCCAAAGATGCCACACAGGTTCAGGGGATGTTTCAGCATTTGCAGGTCAGGTTTGGTGACGGGCCGTGGCAGGATGTTAAGGGGCTGGATGAAGTGGGCAGTGATACGGGCAGAACAGGAGAATGACATGAATATACTAAAAAAACTTATGCAGCGTCTGTGTGGTTGCGGAAAGCATGATGGCCGTGAACACGTGCAGTCGCTTACAGCACAGCTGCGACTGGGACCGGCAGACATTCTGGAGTCAGATGAGAATGGTATTATCCCGGAGCAGGCCAGGGTAATCACGCAGGTGGTGATACTGGATGCGGATAAAAAGCAGATACAGTGCGTGGTAAGACCGCTGCAAATTCTGCGTGCTGACGGGACGTGGGAAAATATTGGCGGGATGAAATAGCCGACAGCTTCACAAAAACCGGAGTCCGGCTCCATTTTACCACCTCCACGGGAGGTGGTTGCTTGCAATCAGATGTTTCGGGCCTGTGGTTTTTGGTGTTCCCAGGTAAGTGGTTATGATTTTGTGTTGTGTATTTCTGTTTCTATTGTTTTAGATAACCATGTGAGCTCAGATGCTGAGAGTTTTAAATGTGGGGATCTTTCTCCTGCGCCGGGTGGGCTCATGTCAAAACAGCATGATCTTCTGTTGAGTACTGTGTAGCCATTTATAGTGCATGTTGTTGAGATTAGCGTACAATTCTTCGGTACTGACTTGTCCTGCACAGGTCCGGATATTTCTAGGTAGCTTCCTTTTGTATTTGAAAATATGTTTTTGATTGAAAATGGCATTGTTTTCTCCTTTGCTACATGAAATGTGTTTTTATGCTATTCCGTTATAAGTTGGTATCATTAAGAATACTTATATGTGGCTCCAGAGTATTTGGGGTTGTAGTCTTTCCACTCTGGTGCGCCTAATATTTTTTCTGCTGGTATCTCTTTCCCACGCAAGTAAAACTTTATGTTTTTCATTATCTGGTCGTTGTCTTTGTTGCGATAAATCCATCGTAATTCGCTGGCTGTAATACTCTGACCATAACCATCTGACTTGTTAGCAATGAGTTTGAGTGAGTTGACAAGTTCATCTGCACAAAAAATAACCGTTTTATTGCGTGTTAAAGTCTGAAACTCCAGGCCGGCCTTGCTTGTTTTTGCCCATAATTTGTCGCGATTGTATACGGAAAGGTCGGCCATGGTAACATTATAATTATTGTGATTCTTTAAGTGTTGTTTAAATTTTATCCCTCTTTCGTGTTCATTTAATGCTCTTTTGATAAGTGGATCTTGCTTATATTTGCGAGGTGTTCTGGGGTCCCATACTGCGTTTGTTAACGTATTCTGAGTTATAATATCTTTTTTGGAAAAGTCGTTAACTAGTTTAATGCTGTTGACAAGTTTTTCTCTGGGTGAAGATAGTCCATAGACAATGTCTCCCTCGCGAAAGTGTAAGGCCACATCCAGAGCGTTGCCCTGAAAGGTGATGTTTTTTGCTTTAACTACATCTGGAGAGAGTAGTACATTTTGTAAATCAAGATCCAGCCCATCAGGCATCCCTTCAACACCGATGTTCCACGTGGTTTTCTGCTCCGCATGAATGGTTACCGATGTCACACTCTCCGGAAGTTTCTCCGGCAGTATAATATTGCTACATCCAGTCAGCGATAGCGTCTTCAGTGACGGTGATATCAGGTTGTCAATTCTGGCCTGATTCTCCGGGTTATAGCTATTGATGCTGAGAGATGATAACCCGTTTGGAACATTTTTTATGCTGTCTGTGGCGCTACCTTTTATTTCAAGGTAGCGGACACTCTCTGGCACTCCAGATATATAGCAGTGGCAAACCGTCAGGCACTCGATGCCTTCAGATATGAAATGTATAAATGGTGAATCAGTTAATTCAATATGTAGATTTTTTACGGTTGATGGCATGTCTGTGATTTGTAATTTTTCACAGTTAATGACGGAGAGGTTTTGTGTATTAACCGGCAATCCTGTAAGGGTTGTCAGGTTGTTGCAGTTTTCGATTGTAACTGATGTTATTTCGTTTGGTAACTGTGGCAGATACTCAATATCACAATCTTTGATATATAAACGACCACTGGCCCGCGCTTCTTCTATCTGAATTGGTATGATTTCGCTTTTGATGTCTGCTGATGTTTCAGCGGAATAGGAGCAGAATGTCCCGGTCGGTCGTAATTGCGATGTAGGAAGCAT